GGCATCTCGTTATTTCAATGCCTGCGGTGCTGACAGTCAAGGTAGACACCGCCAAGAATCAGGTGCCACACACCTCATTTCCCGAGGGTTGGAAGCAATCAGAGACGATACAGCATTCACACTAAATGGAGTAGACTTTGCCACTGCCGACGGCACCTGCATTCGTGATTATGTTCACGTGGATGACATTGCTCGAGCACACAGTCTGGCTATCTATCATGATGTTCCCGCAGGTATATACAATCTGGGTTCCAACAACGGTGTTAGCAACAGAGAAATCATTACTGCTGCTGAGCGTGTGACTGGACGGAAATTAAAAGTTGTCATGGGCGAGGCCAGGCCAGGAGACCCGGCTGTGCTCACAGCCAGTGCTGTCAAATTTGGTCAGGTAGCCAAGGATTGGCGACAGTTTGAATTGGATAACATGATACAACACGCTTGGAACTGGTATGTTCGAAAAAATTCTTGAGTTTGAAACAGCCCTAGCCCAGTTCACTGGTGCTCAATATGTGGTAATGACTGATTGTTGTACTCATGCCATTGAACTGTGCATGAGGTATGACCGTGTGGAGTTTTGCGCATTCACCCCATACACCTATTTGAGCATACCCATGCTCATGCACAAATTGGGTATCAAGTATGTGTATGAAGAGGACGATCCTGCGCAATGGATTGGTGAGTATCGTTTTAGAAAAACTAGAATCTGGGACAGTGCTCGACGTTTGGAACACAACATGTATCGACCAGGACAGATACAATGCGTAAGTTTTGGACATGACAAACCTTTGAACATTGGGCGTGGTGGTGCCATACTGTTGGATGATGCTGAGGCTTATCGTGCCTTGTTGGCCATGCGTTATGATGGCAGAGATTTGACTGTGTCTCCCTGGGTTTCACAACAAACTTTTCGAGTTGGCTATCATTATCGTCCCACAATTGAAGAGGCTCAATGTGGGCTGGCACTGCTGAGTCAGTATCAAAGTCAACCACCACGCAAGGTTATCTATCCAGATTGCAGACAAATTTCCATAGTCAGTTGACGCACAAATCTAAATAGTGTACAATCAAACACTGGAGTAACAATGCAAGAAAAAAATTTATCACAGGTGCTTAGAGAACAAATGCAGTCCCGAGGTCAACGCTTCTGGGCCGGCGACAACATTAGTGACTACATGAGTGATGCCATCAAAGAAAAGCTCATTGACGAAGCTACCCTGGCTTTTGAAGGCGTGCTGGATGCACTGCTGATTGATCGTGCAACGGATCCCAACTCAAAAGGCACAGCTCGACGCTTGGCCAAGATGTACTATAACGAAATAATGGCAGGAAGATATGAACCAGCACCAGATGCAACAGCGTTTCCCAATGATTCACAAGATCGTTACGAAGGTATGTTGGTGGTTAGAAGTGAACTTCGTAGTATGTGCAGTCATCATCATCAACCAGTTAGTGGGGTCGCCTATATTGGAATCATCGCCGCTGCCAAACTCATTGGCTTATCTAAGTATACTCGGATTGCTCAATGGTGTGCTCGTCGAGGAACACTACAAGAAGAACTGTGCATAGACATTGCCAACGAGATCATGGCAGCGACTGATTCAAAAGATGTTGGTGTGTACATACAGGCCACACATGGTTGCTGTGAGAATCGCGGCATCATGGCACATTCAAGTCTTACACAGACCACTGTGCTGCGAGGTGCTTTCAAAACAGACGACAGTGTGAAAAAAGAGTTCATGGACAATATTAAACTACAGCAGGAGTTTGCACCAAGATGATCATAATTACAAATATCACAGGTGAAATTCAATTTCACTGGGAACCAGGGCTTTTAGAGTGGTTGCAGGAACACTATCCTGCATCTCAGTATAGAGTAGTAGAATTAACTTAAAGGAAAAATCATGTTTGGTACAAACTACAGCAGTCAAGGTGTTTTAAATTATCGGTCAGCAGAAGAAATCAATTCGGCCATGGGTCGTGTGTATGGGCACATGAGTCTTGCTGTGTTGGTCAGCATGCTGGTCAGCTATTGGATTGGTACTACCCCGGAACTTTTGCAATTCTTTTTTACCGGGGTGTTGAAATGGATTGTGATTTTTGCACCACTAGCAGCCATATTTGGTGTGAGTTACGTGTTGGCCAATGATCCGTCAAAGCAAGTGGCACAGTTGTGTCTACATGGTTTTGCGGCCTTGATGGGCCTGAGCTTTGCAATGATTTTTGCGGTGTTTACCATGGGATCAATTGTGAGTGCATTCATGGGCGCTGCCATCTTGTTTGGTGTAATGAGTGGCTATGGTTACTTTACCAAACAAAGTTTGGATAGCCTGGGCAAGTTCATGATTGTGGGTTTGATCGCCATCTGCATTGCCAGTATCGTTAATATCTTTATTGGCAGCACCGTGATGCAGATGGTGATCTCCGCATTGGCTATCATTATCTTTCTGGGACTCACTGCCTACGATACACAAAAGATTCGCGAAGAACTTTCAATGGAAACCAGCGCGGCTGCAGAAGTACGTGGCGCATTGACTTTGTACATGGACTTTATCAACTTGTTCTTGAATTTGTTGCAGTTGTTTGGCGGCAGAAAAGAATGATCAAGTACGAAACATTAGAACAAGCACAAGCCGCAGGAGTGGCACCTTGGGACTTGGCAGTTGAACGACTCACAGCATTTAGTGTAGCGGTGTTTCAAGATCGATATCCGGTAACATCGGGACACTTGTTGTTTGTGCCACAATACAACACAGATACAGTGATCATGGATTGTTTTCGAACAGCCATGCAGGAAGGTCGACGAATGGTAGCCGATGGCGAATGTGCGTCATTTAACATTGGCATCAACATGGGTCGGGAAGCAGGACAAACTGTGATGTACCCACATGTGCATTTGATACCACGCCGTGTGGGCGACTGTGCTGATCCTGTAGGTGGTGTGCGTGGAGTTATTGTAGGGCAAGCCAATTACAAAGCAGACGGCTATCAACTGCCTGTATAAATATTTTTAAGCGGCCTTTGGCTTCATCCCGCTATACAAACTCTGCTGCCTATGCTATAATCTAACATAGGGAAATTACAATGGCAAAATATTACTCAACAAAACACTACGGGCACAACATTGGCTTGAGTGCTGTATTCCGTCAACCCAACGCAGATCATTCACACTGTCACTTGCTACACGGTTACAGTCTAGCGTTCACATTCACATTTGGGTGTGATCAGCTAGATGATAAAAATTGGGCCGTCGACTTTGGCGGTCTTAAAGAAATCAAAGCCTGGCTAGAAGATCACTTTGATCACAAGTTGGCTTTAGACAAGGCAGATCCATACCTGGCCAAGTTTCAAGAACTAGAAGCATTGGATCTAGCTGAGATCCGCATCTTTGATGGTGTGGGTGCAGAGAAGTTTGCCGAACATGCTTTTAACTTTGCTAACCAACTGATTCGAGATAAAACTAATAATCGTTGTTATTGTGTCAGAGTTGAATGTGCTGAACATGGTGCTAACTCAGCTATATACGAAGTTTAATAAAATGGGATTATTTATATGAAAGAGGAGACAATGAACAATCCAGAATTTGATATTGCTATACTGTTGCCCACACGTGGGCGAGCAGAAATGTTAGAAAAAAGCATTCAGAGTTTGGTCACACTGGCCCAGGATCCAAGTCGTGTACAATTGATGTTTGGATTTGACAATGACGATGATATTGGTATGAAACATTTTGTCAATGTGGTTCAGCCCTGGTTGGACCAACAAGATGTCAGCTACACTGCCATGAAGTTTGAACCCATGGGTTACATCCGACTCAATCAGTATGTGAATGCATTGGCTCTGGCCAGTGATGCACATTGGTTGGTTTTTTGGAATGACGATGCTGTGATGCAAACACAGGACTGGGATGATCAGATCATGGCCTGGCAAGGTCAATTCAAACTGTTGGCATTTGACACCCATCACCGTCATCCTTATAGTATTTTTCCCATTGTGCCCAGAGCTTGGTTGGATTTGTTGGGTTATCTAAGCCCGCATCAGATATCAGATGCTTGGCTGAGTCAACAGGCATATCTGCTGGACATCATGCAACGTACCGATATTCAAGTGTTGCATGATCGACATGATCTGACTGGCAACAACAACGACGAAACATTTTTGAATCGGCCCATGCTGGAAGGAAATCCGCAAAATCCCTTGGACTTTCATCATCTTTCACAGATTGATCGACGCCATAAAGATTGTGATGTGATTGCTGACTATTTGGAATCTCAACGTGGGCAGGACATGAGCTTTTTCCGAAATGTATTTGCCGGCAAACAAGATCCTTGGGAAAAACTCAAACTCAACGATGTCAATAAACAAATGATGCAATATGCAGTCCAATATGCAGTGTCTGGAGATAGGAAACCTTTACATGCACTCTAAGCTAGAAGAAAAAATCAAACAGTACTGGAACAGCCAACCATGCAACATCAAACATGGCACTAGTGACATCGGCACGCCAGAATTTTTTCAAGAAGTAAGTCAAAGAAGATATCGTGTTGAACCACATATTGCCGAATTTGCTGGCTTTCATCTGTGGGCTGGCAAACGTGTTTTGGAAATTGGCTGTGGCATTGGATCAGACGCAGAAGAATTTGCCAAGCATGGTGCTGACTATGTGGGTATTGATCTCAGCAGTCAAAGTATTGCGCTGAGTCGACAACGTTTTGAAGTACTGGGGCTGCTTGGCGAATTTCACAATGTTGATGTCACCGATGGTGATGCCTTGCAAAAACTGGGCAAATTTGACTTGGTTTATAGTTATGGTGTGATACATCACTTTCCTGGGATCGATAATATCATTTGCAATGTAAAGTCAGTGCTGGAGCACAATGGAGAATTTCGTTACATGGTGTATGCCAAAAACTCCTGGAAGTATGCCATGATCCAGAAGGGACTGGACCAGTTTGAAGCTCAGGCAGGTTGCCCATATGCACAGGCGTTCAGTAAAGATGAAATTCAAAATCTAATGAAAGATGGGTGGACAATTGAGAGACTGCGACAAGACCATTGTTTCATGTACAATGTAGAAGAATACAAAAAAGGCCGTTATGTATTGGAACCATGGTTTGAGGCCATGTCAGATGCGCATCGTCAAGCTGTGAAGGAATATCTTGGTTGGCATCTGCTGGTCAAGGCAAGAAAAATATGAGCAGACTGTTTGCGTTTGGGTGCAGTTTTACCAACTATCGTTGGAGCACCTGGGCTGATTGTCTTGCACCGGAGTTTGACTATTTTGAAAACTGGGGGCAGAGTGGCGGCGGCAATCACTTCATTTTTAACTCATTAATGGAAGCGGATCAACGGCATCAGTTTGGTGCTGGCGACACAGTAGTAGTGTGTTGGACCAATATCATGCGCGAGGACCGTTACATAAAAGATCATTGGGTGACCTTGGGCAATATCATGACCACACCTATCTTTACCAAAGAATTTGTGACTGATGCGGTGTGTGAACGAGGCAATTTGATTAGAGACTTGGCGTTTATCAAAGCTGTCCATGATGTGTTGTCAGCAAGATCCACAGTGACTTTTAAAACAATCAGCATGTGCCCTATACTACAACTGGATCTTTGGGAACAAACACAGTATCAAAATCACGATGCAGTTGATGTGTACAAGAGTGCGCTTGATAATATATTGCCCAGTTTTACCACAGTGCTGGGGCAGGAATATTGGAATACTGATCAACACAAAAGATTTCAATACCCCGAAGGAAGGGTAGATTATCATCCTACTCCTGCAGAACATTTGGCCTATTTGGATGCAGTGTTACCAGGTTGGGTGACAAAGACAGAAACTCGTGTTAAAATACATGAAGAAAGTTTGAATCTAAATAAAGATCCTTGTCGTTCAGGAATGGCTCGAATAAAAAGACTATAAAGGCAATGCAACATGTTTGGTACTAACGAAATTATTGGCAAGAAGTATTTTAAGGACGCACCTGCAGACAGTTTGTTTGTGACCAGTATGTTCTTTACCCTGCAAGGCGAAGGTCCGTATGCAGGTCAGCCTGCACTGTTCATACGCTTGGCCAAGTGCAATTTGGATTGCAGTTTTTGTGACACATTCTTTGATGACGGCGACTGGTTGACCTTTGATCAGCTGGACCACAAGATGCATGATGCCATTAATGATTTTTGGCACAAACAAGGCCGAGCAACTCCTGCATGGGTCAATGCCAACACAAATGATTATCCCGGAGTGGTCCTGGTAATGACCGGCGGCGAACCGCTGTTGCAGGAAAATATTTCAGCATTTATGAGTCGTCAATTGCCAAGATTCAAGGCGGTGCAGGTGGAAAGCAATGGCATTCCAGAAACTGAGGTACCTGCAGGTGTTACACTGGTATGCAGTCCCAAATGTATAGAGAAAAACGGTGTTGCGGTGAAATATCTTGCACCCAGCAAAACCATCATGGATCGAGCAGACTGTTTGAAGTTTGTTATGTCAGCAGATATTGTCAGTCCATACAACAACATTCCCGAGTGGGCACACGAATGGAAACGTCAAAACCCTCACAAGGAAATCTATTGCAGTCCAATGAATGTGTACAACAGTTTCCCACAACGGATCAAACTGTTGCGAGCAGAAAAAGGCACAATTACCATGGCTGAACGCAGCACAGTGGATGAGGTCATCAGCTTCTGGGAACCTGGCTTGTTGGATCTTTCAGCCAATCAAGCTAATCACGAATACACAGGGCGTTACTGTGTTGAGCATGGACTCAAATTGAATTTGCAGATGCATTTATATGCCAGCTTGGCCTAAGGAACCTCATGGGAATTTTTGATAGATTTAAAAAGAAGCCTCCTGCCAAAGAGGAAAAAGAAAAAGTTATTCGTGTGCCTCGAGCACCAGAAAAAACTGCCAAACAGCTGGCCACAGAGAACAACGAACCTTATGTGGCTATTCTTACCATGGACATAGATCCCAATAACCTGCACCAAGGTGCATTTGAACTAGACTGGAATGAGATATTCATTGCGAGACTGGTCAAGGCCGGTTACATGATGAAACCCACAGACGCTGACTCAGACCTGGTGGATCGGTGGTTCCAGAATGTGTGCAGACACGTGGTGATGGAAACCTGGGAACAGGAACAGGCCATTCGCAACTCAGGAGCACAGTATGTTCGCACTAGAGACATCGGCAATGGACGCAGCGAAATAAGTTAAGGAAAAGATCATGATGGATGGAAGACGAGTTGGTTTCACTGCCTCAACATTTGATTTATTACACGCCGGGCATATCAGTATGTTGCGCGAAGCCAAAGAAGAATGTGAGTATTTGATTTGTGCATTGCAAAACGATCCCACCCTGGATCGGCCCAACAAGAACAGACCAGTGCAGAGCATTGTGGAACGACAACTGCAACTGTTAGGCTGCAAGTATGTGGACGAAGTTTGGGTTTACAATACAGAAAAAGATCTAGAAGACCTGTTACTGATACTGCCCATCGATGTGCGTATACTTGGTGTAGAGTACGAAGGCCGGGAATTCACAGGTCGTGAAATTTGTCACAAACGAGATATTGAATTACATTTCAATGGTCGCGATCACTCATTCAGCAGCAGTGAATTGCGCCAGCGTGTGGCCCAGGCCGAAGACTTAAAAAAGAAAATGGGGGCATGGGAGCCAGTGGGTGCAGATGACACAGGCGGACCCAGCCCACGATGATACTGTACGCCAATGGTTGCAGTCACACCGCGGCTGCCGAAGCAGTTGTGCCAGATGTGTTTGCTAAGGACGACGGGAAGAACGGTATAGATCGTCGCCCACATCCTACAAATCTAGCAGCCAGTTGGTGTACACATTTGGCAAGAGATCTTGGTCGTACCTTGTACTGTGATGCAGAGTCAGCCAGCAGCAACGATCGCATTGCGAGAACCACACGTGAATGGATTGCCAATAATTCAGACAAATTGAACAATACATTCATGGTCATTCAATGGACCACCTGGGAACGAGAAGAGTGGTTGCACCGAGGCACATGGTATCAGGTAAATGCATCTGGGGCAGATTGGGTACCGCAAGAACTACAGCAACGATACAAACAGTTTGTGGTCGATGTAGATTGGGCGGCAAAAACTCAAGAATGTCATGAAAAGATTTGGACCCTGCATACTGAACTGAAAAGTTTGAACATTCCCCATTTGTTTTACAGTGGGCACAGCAGTTTTGGTGATGTCCAAAATCAACATATTTGGGGCACCAGTTACATGTATCCTTACAATCGGCAAGGTACTTACAATACTATTTTACAACAAAACGGGCATGTGCCCACAAAAGGTTATCACTTTGATGCCAAAGGTCATTGCTTTTGGGCCAAGTATGTGTTACAATACATCAAACAACACAACTTGGTAACACATAATGCGCTATCTACTGATTGACACCAGCAACATGTTTTTTCGTGCGCGACACCAGGCGCATCGAGCCGCAGACACATGGACCAAGCTGGGTTTTGCCCTACATTTGACCTTGATGAGTGCCAACAAAGTAGCACGTGATTTGGGTGCTGATCATGTGGTATTCGCACTAGAAGGACGTAGCTGGCGCAAAGATCACTATAAGCCCTACAAAGCCAATCGTGCTGTGGCACGTGGACAAATGAGCGAGTCTGAAGCAGAAGAGGACAAGCTGTTCTGGGAGACCTATGATGAGCTGACTAAATACTTGTCTACACGAACCAACTGTAGTGTCGTCCGCTGTGCCACAGCAGAAGCAGATGACATCATTGCACGTTGGATTGCACTACACCCCCAAGACGAACACGTGATTGTCAGCAGTGACTCAGACTTTGTGCAGTTGATTGCACCTAATGTAAAATTGTACAACGGCATCAATGATCACTTGTTCAGTACCACGGGTGTTACGGACGCAAAAGGCAAAAACTTGGCATTCACTATAGAGAGCAACAGCAAGATCAAAGTTGGCAAAGCAGATGCCAACTTTGTGCCGCCTGTGGATTATCAGAAATGGGTGTTGTTCATGAAGTGCATGCGTGGCGATCCCGGTGACAATGTGTTCTCGGCCTACCCAGGTGTGCGGGTAAAAGGCACCAAGAATCAAGTGGGACTCACAGAAGCATTTGAAGATCGCAATCGCCGCGGCTATGCCTGGAACAATCTCATGTTGCAACGTTGGAGTGACCATGAGCAAGCAGAGCACAAGGTGCTGGAAGATTATGAACGCAATCGCACCCTGATTGATCTCACAGCACAGCCTGATGAGATCAAAGCTGTGGTAGATGAAGCAATACGTGAGCAGATCAGTCATAAGGATGTAGGCATGGTGGGTGCGCACTTTTTACGATTCTGTGGCCGGTACGATCTTACCAAACTCAGCGACCATGCTGAACAAATGGGTCGTTGGATGAATGAAACATATAAAGGGAAGTTAAGTGATTAAATCAGTGGCTATTTTTGGAGATAGCTGGACTGTGGGTTCTTATGAAAAAATTCAAAATTCCAATGATACTACCCCGTTGTCTCTGTTTGTTCCAGGCGTTAATTTACCAGGTATTGAAAAATTATCGAGCAATCCATCTTTTAAACAACTCTTTTCCCATTATGATATAGAGGTTCAAAATTTTTCTGTTGGTGGAAGTTCTAACCATGATACTGTTGAATCTATAGAACAACGCAAAAAAAGTATTAGTGACTGTGATGTAATTTTAGTTTGCCAAACTGATCCACTGAGAAATCTTTGCTATAGAAGAACAACAACAATAGATGCAAATAAAGAATCTATTGTTGTCTCATATTCCGACTTAAACGAATTGGCTGAACAATTATGTAAAGAATTTTATCAATCTTTGTCTAGCATTCAGAAGCAAATTAATGTGCCCTTTGTTCTTTTTGCAGGATGTAGTAAATTATGTGAGCAACATATTCCAGATAATTTAGACTATATTTTACCTTGTTGGACCAAATTGGTTGACACAACATTTTTAAACAGCAGTTATTTTGATTCATGGGAACGTGCATTAAATTTTACAGATTATCTAGTAGATAAGTTCCCGCAGAATGCAACTAGCTTGAAAAACAGTTTTGTTAAAATTGATCATGCACTAGCCGAAAGATCTGCTATATGGCAAACCAATGAAAATTTTGGATGGGTACATGCCGGAGCGGGCGGGTATTACAAAATGTTTGATAAACTTATGCAAAAAATAGGAGAAATAGATGATAGAAGCCAAACCAGTAATTGATAAAAAGTATTGGATACTTAAAAAAGACAATCGCAAGATTGGTGCGCTAGAGGCTGAACCTGATGGTTACACCATGCGTATCTTGGACCAGATCGGCAAGTTCAAGACCATCCCTATGGTGCGTAAAAAAGTTGATATTGAATTTGCACCTGCTGAAAAAACCACCCGGCCAGCACCAGATCAAGTGCATGGTTATGCCACAGGATGTAGAGCACACAATCCCATGTGGGACGTCAAACAGCGATTGCCATTGTTCACAAAAGAACGCAAATCCAAGTCTTGGTATGCCGCAGGTTGGTATGCTGTGAAACAACATCGTGCCTGGAAGATCCTGCGCAATCCCAAACTGATTGTGTTGGAACGTTATCAATATCAAGGACCATTTCATACTCAGGAGGCAGCACGTGACAACTCTCTATCTCACTAAAAAATGAGTTTGCATATAAATCGATTTGTTGACTCAATCAAAGCACACGAAGCACGTGGACAACGAGACTACACCATGCCCATGCGCGATGCCAAGGATTTACACGCAGACATAACCAAACTGTTGTTGACTTTGGAACAACTGCGTGAAAAATCCACACAAGGCACAAAAGTAGTAGAAGTGCAGATTACCGGAGGTAGTTTCAAATCTGCATAGTTATTGGCATAAATAAACGTGGAGTTTAATATGTCAAGACCAAAGCCATCTGTGCTGATTGAGCACACCAACAAACAAACTTACAAGACTGAGCAAGTGCTGGCCTCAGAAGGTGTGTGGGCGGTATTCTTTGATTCCAAACCTATCAATCTTAAAACTGGTAACCTACTCACACAATACCCTGGTCCCAAGTACAAAAAGGTATCGTTCAGCAATCCCGGGCATGCCAAAAATTTAGCTCGCAAACTCAACATACAATTCAAGACTGATAAATTTTCAGTGGTGCTGCTGACACAAGGGGATAAAGTGTATCCCAATGCTGAATAGGTTACAATTCACTGCTGAGCTGATACGTCACTTTCCCGATGCTCCCACTGTGGATGAAGCCATGCGCACCTGGTGGCAAAACATTCGAGAAGATGGCGGCCTGCGATTGAGCTATGAAGGATATCGTGTGTTCAGTGACTGCCTGGAACTGAACAGTTATACATTTGAATTGCCGCAACAACTGTTGACACCCAAGAACTTGATTGTGATGGATCGGCACATGGCATCACCCTACTACATTGTGAACAATCGCAAACACAACCACATGGTGATGTTTGGCAGTCGCGAAGCCATGATGGCTGCCTTGTATGGCGACATCAAAAAATTTATCTCAAGCCTAACCTACTGAGCTGCTCACAGTCACGCAAAAACCGCAGTTCCATCATGGTGGGATAATCGTCCAACAAGAATTCACGCTGAGCACGTAAGCGGTCACGATAGGGTGCAAGATTTATCTTGCCCAGTATGAGATCCTGATTCAATTCCAGGGCCAGTTGGATTCGTTGATCATTGGGCATGTGGTCGTAACTCACGTTCACTATGTCTGTGAACATGTCAAAGCCCAGTTCCACACAATCTTGCACAATGCCTGAGTATCCAATCACAATGGGTATCTGTTCGGCCAGCATGGCCATAAAAGTCTTTTCAGTGATTATGCCGGGTGCAACATCATACTGAGTTTCTGTCACAATGTTCACTGCACAACTGCCATACACATCTAGCAACCGTATGAAATTGTCTTCGTTCTCAGTGCCCCGATATGTGCTGTAATCCCATTGAGTCAATGGCACAGCATCGTGGTAACTGAAAATGCCATTGGGCCAGTTTTGTAAAATTTCTTTCACTTGAAATCTATGTGGGCACATTCTGCCATTCAAACACTGCCAGGCCTGAGTCTTGGGCATGTGCGGCATGTGCTGCCATTCATTCCATCTGGTGTGTAAATTTTTTACAATCTGATATTCATGCACATTAAATTCAATCAGTTTGATTGGGCCTGTGTAGTAGTTTTTGAGATTGTGCGGCCAGTGTATGACCACCACTTGATCAGCATGCTGTTGATATTTTTGTTCAACCTGTTCAAGTTCTAGTATTTTACCATGTTGATTTGTGATAAAATCTTGAAAATGCATGACCAACAGTGTGTTGGGTTTGAATTCAATATCAGGCAGTTTGATCGGCCATCCCCGGTGTTGATTGTAGGGAGGGTCAAATGTGTTCCATACCCCATGCACATCAAATCCCAAATCTGACAGAGTTTTGTGAAAAAATACTGTGTAGTCCATATGATATTTACTAAGTAGATCATGTACTGGAATAATCCTATTCTTGAATTTTCGTGGCCCAGTGATCAAGATCCCATCAAAGGCCAATATTTGTTTTACAACCCCAAGTGTTCATTTGACAATGTTGACACAAATCAACGACTACAAGATCTTTGCGATTGGGCCAACAATTGGCTGTTGCACGACGGCATCAATTTGTTTGTGGCCGATCAACGTAACCACTATGACATCGCCAATTTGGTCAAGCTCAACATGTGGATAGCAGACATAAGAAAACAAGGGATTATCAAACCCTGGCTGATGTTGGATCAGGGCAACGGCACATACATAGCAGGTACTGGAGACTCTAGATTGCGTTGCCTAGAGTGCATACCCGAAATTCAAACAGTGCCTGCATTTGTTAGTACCTGTGAGTCACGTGCTCATCTCTACAGTGATCTAGACCCAGTGACAACATTTGATCAATTTGCCACATTGTGCGGGGCTGATCCGGGTCAGTTGTTTTTGTTTAAATTTGCAGATGGTCAAGCCACACATGGCATGTATTGGTATGAATACAACAGTGCAAAAACCAGATCAATCACACCTGGCGAATCCTGGTGTGTGGATGTGTTTGCAAGATACGCTGGCACACAGTCTAATTTGGTAATTGACCATGTATGGTTTGGTCAATTGGTACCCTGGCACAATTACACAGAGTAAGTCCAATAATTGATTTGCAAACATCTACGAACTTTTTCAAAGTACGTGGCAGGGTATCCGTGTACAGTTTCTACGCTGGGGACAAAAAAGAAACAACGGTTGTCTTGACTTTCAATTCGATAACCATTGACTAATTCTGTGCCTGGATAAAGCTGTTCGTGATTGGTGTAGACCATGGCAGTGAGGCGCTTTTCCAAATGATCATGATGCGGTTCTAAGTAAAAATCTCCCCAGTCACTCAACACCTCAACTCTGGGAAACATGTCTTGAAAATTTTGTTTTGTGTGATATTCAAAATATTCCCTGACAGGCCCTTGCTGCAGGGATTGCCACAACTCATACAAAGCAGGATACTGTTCGGCGGTTTGATCTGTCACAAACAACCGGTCAGAACCTACCCGTCGTCCATGCACTTGCTGTTGTGTCTTGACAGGTACACTTTTTAATTCATCCAGGCACTGTTGACTTAGAAAGTCATTTACTATCCAATGTTCCCAGGGCAGTTGATACTTAACTGTTTCGATAAAAGGTATTTTGTGCAATTTGTTTCCAATCTTGATGCCTATCGCCTGTGGGCTCAATCTTCACATTCAACCAAGGCAAAGCATCATTGGCGTGTCCAGTAAATCCTTGTTTGGGCAACAACAAATCTGGCCACTGTCGCAAAAACTGATTTTTTAATATTGGCTTGGTTGTTGTATTTACTTTGAATTCCCAGGGCAAATTCAGTGCAAACTGCATTATGCGTTTGTTCATAAAAGGGTTGCGTGTTTCCTTGCCCCAGGCACCACCAATTCGATCTTGACCCGGGGCATCACATCCAACCACTTGGTACCAATAGTCCATGAGCAAGGTGGCCTGCCGTGCATCGCCATTGTAGGCAGTCAAACAGCGTTGCCACAATTCAGGATCTCCAGCTTGGCTGTAAGGACTGTAGCTACGTTCTGCGGAATAATCAATGTGTTGATACACTCCATAACCTCCAAACAATTCATCTGCTGCCAGCCCGGTAAACAACACTCTAGACTCAGTGTTTTTTGCCACCAGCCATTTGCCCACAAAACTCCAACTCTGAGCAGGCATCTGAGTTCTTTCCAACAGTGCATGATATTGTTCAGCATATTGTTCAAAAGACACTGGCAATAATTTTAAATTTAAAATTTGATCTGGCTGTAAAAATTCTTTGACTCGATCCACTACTGGGTCTTTGCCGGTCATGTTTATGCTTACAAGTTCGGCCTGCGGTAATTGAGACAATATCAAATTTGAATCTACTCCACCAGAATAGCTGATGGCTGCTGAACATTCTGGTGTCATTTCTTGCATGACTCTGGTCCACAGCCAATCAAATTCTTCCTGTACTTGTGCTTGTGTTCGATGGTGATCGGGATTGATCCATGACCAAATGTTGTCTAAGGATATGTCTGGCACGTGATCAATGTACAGTCTTCCAGGTTCCAACCGTTCAATGCCCTGCCAGGGCGTTTGAGTTTGCATGGTCCAACTCTTGTTGACATATGGTACCTGTACTTTATTTGTGCTGACATAGGTCAATATGGGCGCAACTTCCGAACATACAATCACAATGTCGTCGTCTTGGTAACGATACAGATAGTGTTCGCCCTGCGGGTCTGACGCATAGGTCACACAATCACCGTCCCAGTACACCCAAGCCCAAGGTCCTTCAAAGTATTGAAACTTGTTGCGATTGCTCCGGGCTGCTTGATAGGCCAGTTCCGTATCATTGCTGTAGTGTCCGTGCCAGCGATGATTGTAGATTTCTCCATTGTAGGCAAAGAAGTCCGGCTTTTTTTCATTGTAAAAATCTGCCGAGCCTGTGATGTGCAACACCGTTTGTGCCATGAAAACTCGATCACTGTGTTGATAACGCACAAAGTCTGGGCCGCGACTTTGCAGTACTTTCACGGCCGCAAGATGTTGGGGCAACGGCTTGGCTGTGCGGCTTTGCACATACAATATTCCGCACATTATTTTATTTTTTCTAGTACACCAGGCCACCAGGCAGCAAAGTCTGCAGGCCATTGCTGCTGCATGGATCGCAACAGTGCGATGTTGTTATCGGCGGCTTGAGCACAACGATCAGTGATATCTTTTTGTTGGAACTGTTGTGTATTTTCTACGGCTTCGAACAAAAAGTCTACCATTTTGTCACCATAAGCTGCGGTGCGATTCTCAATCATGCTGTCGTATTTGTGCGTGACTACATCTGCCAGTGTATCAAATCCCAAACTAGCTAACCGAGCCACAGTGTGACGTCCCGAATACAACTGCCAAGGCACAGGCAAACACAAGGCTCTAAATGTTTTTTCACTCAGGGCCACAGTGTTGTCACTGCTGTAGGTTTCCATCACAATGTTCATCCAGGCTGACTGATGCACAGTGGGTTGATCCAAATCATGGTTACGATAAGGCACCGCATCCAGTAGCATGTTGTAGGTGTGATCATAAACTTCATGATACTGAGATTCCAGCTGTTGGTACTGACGTTGAAAATTATCACGCAGGCCTGTATCGCTGGCATTGTCACCATCCCAGGACCAGCAGTTGAAATTGACATAGTCCACGGCGTAGGGAAATTGTGTGGATTCTGAGCAAAAACATTGATCAGTTCTCATCTGCAGTTCCAAAAACATTAACATACGTTTTTGGTCTAATCGATTCACTGCAAAGTTGAATCTGCGGTCAGGTTGCCAGGTCAGACGTTCGGGAACATGTGTATAGATGCCAAAGAAACTGTCAGGCAATCGAGCCACTTGATATTGAGTGGGTGCGCTGCACCAGGTGTCTGTTATGATCACAGTGTTGCGATCAAACATGTAAGGCAGTTTGAGATCATAGTTGGTATTGCAGGTGGTAAAATCATCTACCAAACAAACCACCACAGTTTGATCGCCGCGCTGCCATACCTTGTTGCTGTGGTCCTCGGCAGTGTAGCCCAAGGCAATCAGTTGACCGCGGAAAAAATCCATCAAGGTGTTTTCGTGCCAAATACAACGGCTCTTGACAAATATTTCGTTTTCGTATATGTTGTGATACAAGTCAGGCATGCAAATACTTATAGTACTCAAGTGTTACCGAGTGCAAAAATCAAAAGGTAATACTTTTGTAGTAGTACATTTTGGTTGACTCGAAATGCCCGAAATGCTATAATACACACATGACAAGAAAGAAACGTGTTGATCGAACCCACATTGTGTACACAATCCAAATCGGATTGGAGTACTACATTGGTATTACCGCTAAAACTCAGCGCACCATAAACATGAGCCTTCGTAGCCGTGTGAACAAGCACATCTACCGTGCTCGCACAGAAGACAAGAGCTGGAACCTGTACGAAGCAATTCGCACCGCAGGCGAAGCCGCTGTAAACTACGCCGTGGTGGACACGGTGCGTGGCAAAGATGTTGCACACCGACTCGAGCGCGAGTTAATACAAAAGTACACACCTGCACTCAACACTGATGTGCGTGTAAAATCGGTTGCCCAATAATTCCCAAAATGTTATAATAATGGCATACAAAGCAAAAAGGATATAAAAATGAATGCATTACAGTTTATTGCAGATTACAATGAAAATTTTGGATCACCAGGTGTTGTACGTACCATGCAGGTGTTGACAGAACAGTTTGACCGATTGACAGCAAGCGAAAAGGTGCTGTACGCAGAATTTCTAGAAGAGATCGCTGTGGTATTGCAAAACAACAAACAATCCTAACAGTTGACAGGTTATCCAAAAGAGCATATAATACACACATGAACACAAAGGAGTCGCAAATGGAACAGTTGAAATCTTGGGAAGACATGACAGATCTTGAGCAAGCCCAATGCACTTATTGGGACATGTACAAGGACGCTTATGGCCATCGTCCCCGCGGTGTTGACACCTCCAGCTGGACCTTTGCAGACTTCGAACAAGAGTTTGCCAGCCTGGGCAGTGTTATCCAGCGTGAAGAGGCTGACCGCAAGACAGCTGAAGCTGAAGCCGTTGTCAAGTTCGAAGACCGTGTGACCAGTCTCATGCACACCGGCGCTGACCGTGAGCGTGTGGTTGCATGGCTCATGGACGCTGAACATGCCAATGGCGACTTTGAGTATTTCGCTTTCACCCAGGGCTTGCCCTACGGTTATTTTAGAAAGGCAGCATGATGAAGTTCACAGTTGAATGGCATGACAAAATGCATCGTTGGGACGTGGTTCGTTGGGACACCACTGCGGAAGGTGCGCGAGTTGGTACCACTATAGACCGATGTGCCACCATTGAGGATGCTGAAGAAATTTGTGCATATCACATGGACATGATGAACCCCACCCTGTGGGCCGAAGTAGGTTGTGAATTTGATCGGGAGACAGCATAATGGCAGGCAAAGCAAAATCAGTCTATCTCACAATCACTGAGAAGGGCAAGCACACGGCTGTATTTCGCAAGGTGTTTTTCAATGCCACGGACTACAACGCCTACGTCAAAACCGACGAGTTCAAGGCCCAATGGCCTGCCGAACAGTTTGACATCATAAAGGAAACATACTAACATGATGCCCGCAGGAAAGTACTACATTGGCGACTTGTGCTATGTCATGGCCGATGAAGAGTGGCGTGAAATTTGCAACATCATCATAAAAGAGCCCCGCATTCTTGACGGCGAATTTGAACTGCCCGATGGCCGCAGGTTTGCCATCTACAGCACTGCCTACGGTGACGGCACCTATCATGATCAACACGGCCATGCATACAGTGTAGACGCAGGAAGTATTGGTTGTATTCGATTGGACGATATAAAGTACGTTGACAATTTTGATCAATTCTTGGACTTGGGTGCTATTCAAGAGTTTGCAGAACCGTTTGCAACTGGCTCACAAGGCGGACAACTCCAGTTTGGACATGTCGTAATTGAAACTGATGCTGTTGACTGGTATGAGGATGAACTATGACTAAAATTGTGATCAATGTTTGCCACGGTGGCTTCGGACTCAGTCACAAGGCTGTGCTGGCATATCTTGAACAGAGTGGCCAACAGGTCTGGGCCGAGGCCGACAAAAAGTACAGCGGCTTGATTCCGTTCACTTACTACCTGGTACCACCAGAACTGCGCATAGAAGGCACTCCTGACAACTGGCATGACATGACCTTGGCAGAACGTCAAGCACACAATGCCGCGTACAGTGAGACCGTGTTCTATGATCGCGATGTGGCTCGTGATGATCCGTACCTGGTTCAAGTGGTTGAACAACTGGGTACCGGTGCCAACGGACGTCACGCAGACCTAAAGATTGTTGAAATCCCTGATGATGTCAACTGGTACATCGAGGAGTATGATGGCCGCGAATGGGTGGCCGAACGTCACCGAACTTGGGAATAAATAATGAGTATGACAAAAAGTGCAAATGGAATTCAAGGATGTTTGATACGCGGCCATGACGGAACCTATTACTTCCGTGTGTACGATGCTGATCACAATTTTCAGGACTATGATTTGATGCACAGTGATCTTAGTGTGACAATAACTGATCCTGATGCGTTCTTTTATGAAGATAAATCAGGCGACAGGCTGGATCATGCCCCTGCTACACTGGGACTCGAATAGTGGCCACTGTGCCTAACGATGATTTTGACATGCCGGATCTAACCGACGAGATGATAGCAGAGTTTCGTCCGTTGAATGTACTGGCACAAACTGACCTACACCTGGGTGCGGCTGTGGTCCGTCCCGTCAGCAAGCCCAAAGTGGCACCGTTTGATCTGTCAGGCACTGTGATAGACGCTGTGATAGGCTCCATGTGCCTGGCCTCAGCCTGGATTTTTGTGCAGGCATGGACATGGGCGTTGTTCAGTTAAGGCGATAAGTACTTGCATGGATCAACCACGCCGAGTAATACCCATACAAACCACACAAGCACCTGACGTAAGACCGGTCGTGAATGACCACGATCCGCACGTGAAACTGTCCGAAATGTTTGTGACAGCCCCGCCGGCACCGCCACCTGAAGTTCGTAAACAAAAAAATCTAACTGAAGTCCATACCACCTACGACATCACCAGAAAAAATCGTGTGGCCCTGATCGTTGCACCCGAATGGACTCCTACATCTCCTCCTTACGGTATTGCTAGAATGACTGCACTCAGTCGTGCCAGCGGGTTTGCCACACGAACCTGGGATATCAATATCATGGCCATGCACGAAGCCAACTGTAGACAATATTGGTCAGCATACGAAGACTGGAAATGGCAAAATCCTCACTACAGCCAGCATGTTCATCCCTTGATTGAACCAACCTTGCTCAAGTACATGCAACAGGTATGCGAGTGGGCTCCCACAGTGATTGGATTTGGTACTTGGTATACCAATGATTCATGCACCGTATGGATGGCTCAAGAATTTCGAAAACGCATACCTGGGGTTATAATTATATTTGGTGGTGCCAATGCCACACAAATGAAAATCACTGATACGTCGGTTGCTGACCATATTGTCAGTGGCGAAGGCGAATTATTGTTTGTGAAGATATTGGAAAACTTAGAAAACCCCACTGAACAACTGCCACACATCTTGACACAGAGTAAAGATCAACGTGTGGACTTGGATTCAATGCCACCAGCTGATTACTCTGATCTTGATGTCCGACTATATGACAATCAAGGCATTACCAGCGAGTTCAGCCGCGGGTGTATTGCCAACTGTGTGTACTGCAATGAAACTGTGTTTTGGAAATTTCGAGCCAGACAAAATCATCGAGTGCTAGAAGAAATTGAAATTGTGTATCGTCAACAAGGCATACGCAGTGTGCAATTTATTGACAGCTTGCTCAACGGCAACTTGAAAGAATTGCGAGCATTTGCAGAAGGCTTAATTGAAAGAGAAATCCGTGTAAATTGGGGAGGATACTGTCGTGTGGACGGCAAGATGGATCGTGACTTTTGGGCACTGTTAAAAAAGAGTGGTGCGTCAGGATTTGCATTCGGTGTGGAATCAGGTTCGCAAAAAGTGCTGGACCTGATGAAGAAGAATTGCCGGGTGGAATGGATTGAACAAAATTTTTATGACCTTGCAAAAATTAATATGTGCAATCAATTTGCCACTTGGTTTACAGGATTCCCTGGAGAAGAACTCACTGATGTTGCACAGACCATGACCTTGATGTGGCGCCTGCGCAACTCGGGCATGGGCGCACAAAGTTCTGGCACTTGCGGTCTAGGACACAACACCCCATTGGATTTAGAACGTGAGCGATTTGGGGTCGCTGCACAACAATGGAGTTGGGGTTGGGCCACACAGGACATGCGCAACACTGTTTTTCACAGATTCATGAGATTCAAATTTACCAACATATTGTTAGAACAGTTTAGATTGCACAACACTGTGCGCACATATACTCAACATCACCAGTACCCTGATTTAAAGAATCAATATTCAATTGAGTACGATCCTGCCAACTGGGCAGAAACAATTCCATGGGAAAAAGATTTTGATTATGAAATTATAAAAGAAGATGTTGGTGTTGTTGCCAACACATTGATCAACGAGCCTTGGCCGTTGTTGCGTGTTTTTTGGTTGGCCATGGGTGCATACAAGTTCCGTGTGGAATTTGAACCCGAAAGAGATCTAAAAGAGTTTGGATATTCACGTTACCCACGCGGCGGTGAACACAGATTCTGGGGCACATACAGTTTTGAAATTGACGCTGCCGGTGCCTGGACTGCCAACTTTGACTCCAGATTAGAAGCTGATCCTTACAACAATCAACCCACCAATTTCCATCATGTGTATGCTGGAACTGGCACGTGGTCACGTCCTTTAGAGCAAATTGCTCTAGCTGAGATCACGGGCTAAAGCGTTATATATACATGAAGCGAGAAATCATCAACCAAGTACGAGAACTGCTGGACCGCAATCTCAGCACCGCAGAAATAGCACACAGAATGGGTGTTGATCCAGATTTGGTTCAACTGGCCATACACACCATCAACCAACTGTTGACTTGATCTAGCAAGTGTTGACAAACACTTCGCAATATTATATAATTAGAATCCATAACACAAGAAAGGCCCCTTATGGAATTCTTACCAGTATTAGAACTGATCGATAGACTCTGCATTGCCAGAGTAAAACACGCCAGGACCCAAGGTGCAAATCAAGTTGAACTTGATTGGTACGAGGACAAGTATCAACAACTGTCCCAAAGCTCAGAATTGGATCAAGTGATTCAGGCCATGACTGATATTCACCATGCCATTTGGGACCTGGAATGGCAACTCAAAAGCGGTGTAGAACAAATGTTGAGTCTCCAGGAGATTGGGCGACGAGCCATTGCCATCAGAGATTTCAACAATCAACGCATTGCCTACAAAAATTCTGTAGCATCCATTTTGGGACATGCTGTGAAAGAAATCAAACAGGACCACCTGGCAGACGGCACTGTTGACTATAAATAAAATTCCTGTTACAATACACATGTAGGGCCGTTAGCTCATTCGGTTAGAGCAGAGGACTCATAATCCTTTGGTGCGGTGTTCGAATCACCGACGGCCCACCAAACAATCTGGCGTTCGTTCAACGGATAGGACATGATTCTTCTAAAGTCATTATAGAGGTTCGATTCCTCTACGCCGGACCAGTAAATAACAGCATACGAGTATGGGGGAACAGGTAGACCCAGCAGACTTAAAATCTGCCGCCATTGGCGTACCGGTTCGACTCCGGTTACTCGTACCAATAAGTACCAATAAGTACCAAAGGAACTGACATGAGCAACATCACCATAGAACCACAGCATGAGAGTGAAGGCACAGACGACGACTTCTTTGATGACCTTCGTGGCCAATGGGCCCAGATGGAGGCTGAGCGTAAGCAGTCTGATGAATTCAAAATCAACAACATGGAATATGACATGAGCCAGGCCGACTGGTTTGTGAGCCTAGTGCGCGGCAGTGATGACTATGCACAAAACTTGTATGCTGCCTTGTGCAACAACAGTTTCCAAAAACAAGATGTTTGGCTTGTGTTAAAAGATGCCTACTGGTCATGCAGTTGGCGTTACGCTGGCGGGCTTGTAGCTGATTTGAGAGACGTGGGCGAAGACTACATGAACTGGTACTGTTCAGGCATTGGCGACAAGACTGACAGCAACTTTGTTGGTGAAGGCAATGTTACCGACCAAATTGCCGCAGATTTGGCCATCCTGGGATGGCGTGTGGCCGAGGAGCCCAGCAGTGAATAAAGGGTAAATAAGAGTTATTGCTGTATGAAGTGATGAGAAAAGTGTTCTGGACGGGGGTGCGAATCCCCCCAGGTCCACCATAAGAGGTCTAATGAGTATAAGCTGTCCTTACTTAAACGCTGATGAACTTTGTAGCATCTATGAAACTCGTCCTAGTTGTTGTAGAAACTTTCCTAATAGAAATACAGGAATGTTTTGTTCAGAAACTAAATGTGTTTATGATGCACTTGATAATTTAGATTGTGCTAACTGTAAAGATAAGTGTTGTAAGCATTTAGAAATGGAAGTATTTGATATTAAACTATTAGATATTTCTTGTTCGACTTGTAAGGAAACTTACTGTTCGAAATAGACTTTTTATGATGGGCCTGCATAGTTTCGACAGGGCAACAAGTACCAGAGTGGACAGCACGGTAGGCGATGACCGTTAATCAAGCAAAAAACGTAAATGCAAACGACGAACAGTTCGCTTTGGCAGCCTAAACACTGCCTAGGGTAGGAAATACCTCGTAACAGAAACAACCCAAAAGGCCTTGACGGGCCTTTTGTCTTTGTGTATACTACACTATTGAGGAGATACCATGAGCAAAGGCACACGACCCCGTCCGTCAGTGGTCAGTCAGGAAGAACTGGCCAACCGACACCAATCCATATTTGGCTCAAAGCCGCCAAAGGAACGCTATGTTCCACCACCCTTGCCACCTGAGTTGGCCGGACCTGGTTCATTTGAACGTCAACTGGGTACCACAAAACTTCCACCCGGAAGAACATGAATCGGTAAAAGACGTTTAGAAAATCATTGACTTTTGACTCACTGTCATATATAATACACTATGATTAAGCAAATCGCCCAACTGTCCTTTGAGATACCCTCACACGAACTA